TACGAAAGTAAATTTTTGATACGGATTGAACAGTAGGGGAAATACCTATTCCAACACAAAACTAACAGAAAGAAACACAAAAACGTTCACGTTTTATAATTTTTATTGTTTTTCTTCACTTAATTTGAACATTCACTTATGACATAATCGCCATGAACGAACAAAGTTCAGCTTTATTGCGGGCTAATACATAAACTAATATTAATACTAACTATAATAACTACATCTCTGATTCTACGTCAAATTGACTCAAAAATTCTTTGTCTAACTCCTCATAAACAGGAAACGATCCTATATATCTATAATCTCGCATAGCGACAACAATTTTTGTACGTAAACTTCGAAAGTACTTTGGTCCATAATGGTATGCGAACCGTAGCGCCATGCTACAATTCACAAAAGTTTGTAAGATTGGGTCCGGGCTCTTACGAATCCAGTTTGTTAATTCCTGGATTGTTCCCTTCTCTATTGGGGCCAACATCACCGGTAATCCGGGATATTGAACAAATTTGCGTTTCAAGAACTGGGTATCAGTCAAGTCCACGAAACCGCCTGAATCAGACTTTACAGCAGATGTCATAACAATATTGAACGATGCGAAAAACATCGAAACAGATTGAAAATTAAACCACCATCGCGAATGTTGTGCGACGGAGCTCATTACATCATCACCATAAGTTGCTAACCCTACGGTTTCACAGAATCGAACTGCCTCACTTGAAGGTCTTAAGGCGTAAAAACACCATAAGAATAACATCCAGTTGATCAGCGATCCCAAGATTGAAGTTAAAAAAGAACCCGAAGGTAATCCTAACATACATATGAATACGGCAACGCCTAGTACGTGGGTACTATAAACCATAGACATGACATAAACAAATCGCATAAATGCTAAATGTTCTTTAGTGTAGGTTTTACAAATTACACCACCAGCATAATTAAATGCCAGAGTATATTCTGGAACACTATAAATGTCATACCACTCGTTTATTGCGTCACAGCAACTTACATATAGTTCTGGCGGTATACTGCCATCAAACTCTTTAAAGTCACCATCAAACACCTTAGCACTCGTAGCACGTAATCGATTGTATAATCTTGTCCAATGAGGTCCTTCTACATTTGTTCCAATACAAACAGGGGTTACGCCAGGATTAGCTGCTATTGAGGCAGCAAAAGGTCCGAACAGTGATCTACCAACCAGTTGGTCTTCGATCGATCGAACCTCATAAATACGAGGTTTGTGAATTTTTGCAAATTTACGCCTCTCATCTTTAAGTTTAATCATGGACGGGGTCTGAATGATTTGGCCCTTTTCCAAGGATAGCATAACTCGAAAGAAAGCATCCTGTACAATAGGGTTTACATCAGTAATAGCACCATCATCGGTTGTTGTCACAAGCCAACGCTTGCCACTTTCTCCTTTAGGTGCGATTTTCTCCCAATAACCTGGTGAGGCATCAAGATTAATACG